GAATATTCACATATAATTCACCAGTAGTTGGTTCAACTTGCGTAGGAGATAACAACACATCCCATCCGTTAAAGTATTGAGGGCAATCTGCATCTATACAATTCGACTTCCGAAAATGATCGGCTAATCGTTTTGCTCTATATCGGTTTTGTGTACTACGCATATGCGACTGAATCATTTGCCGTTCCTATTCTAATTGCTACTGCAACGACTGCATTTGATAATGTGCCTGTTGCCGTTACTCTAAGATATCTGCGAACTGCACCTGCTACTGTTACTCGTTCCGTTGTCGGTTCTGATCCATCCGATACGGCAGAGAACGAAACCAGATCAGCCCAATCACTATTATTTGCACTATCCTCAATCTTTATTGTTGGAGCACCAGAACTAATATCAAATACTTGCAGGATCGCAGCAGCACCATTTGAGGTTGCTGCTCCTTGGTCATAGCTTGATTTACTACCTGCTGATGAGAATGTTTCTTTGGCTGCTGTGAGCATTACGCCCCATTCCATAGGAACATCTGCATCGCCCAGACAAGAAATGCTGCCCATAAGGCTTCCATCTGCACCACCACTCCAATCGTAGTTCGTCTGCTTTGCTGTAAATAATGCTGCTGAAGCACCACGATCAGAACTGACGGCATAAATAGCATGTGTCGTTGCTGCTGATTGCAAGGCTCGCAAAGATAAATGTGCTTGTCCTGCTGCATCATTAAAGAAGCAACTGAAATCTATTTGCCCTGATCCATGCGTGTAAACACGTTCTACAGCACTACTATTAATGCCAGTTATATCAACTGCATTTCTTGGTGCTGAAATATTATCCAATGCCCCAATATCACCACTTAAATCTGCTCCTGCTATATAAAACAGATTTCCTAATCCAGAACTCTTTGCCATGTAATCCTCCTATGCTGTAGTCGTTGCACTATCATCTACAATTAACGGCAGCGTAATATCTGCAATCCGAAACATTGTTCCACCTAAATCCAGATATCCATAATTAACCGAAATTCCTGATCCATAAATACCTGCTACATCAATTGAACGAACAGAACCACCCAGATCAAACTCGCCTATAATATCCGAAAGAATAGATGATATTGCTTTTGCAAATTCCTTTTCCATTGTTTCTGTCGGTTCAGCTAACATATTCCTAAATATTCGCAATGTTAAAACATGAGATTCAATCGTTGTTCCAAGGGTTACTTCTGCAACGCTGATGCTGTTTAAAAATACAGACGCAGTAAGCTGATCCCCACTAGGAGGAGACTTCGGTTCACCGATCATAACATCACGCAAATAACCAGAAGCTAACAAATGCCCTGCTACTGCATCCAGTGTATTAGAAGCATCAAATGCCATTCATTTTCCTTACATACATTTTCTTCAAATTGTTTCCAACTTTTTCGCTTCGTTTGTTTAAATATTCAGCAGTTAAACGAAATTGGAAATAGCCCTTAAATCGTGTTGTTTGATTTCTGCTGCCTACTCCTTCAAGCCAAGGTCCATAAACAAGATTACTATCTGATATACGCCCTAATGAAGGCGTAACAACTTCGGTTTCTATATTTAATCTGTATCTTCCTTTTGAAGCTTTTTCGCTTCCTACTTCAGATGCTCTCTTGAATACACCTTGCATACTATCTGCTGATAATGTTTTACTTCCCTGTGGTCGCATTGTTTTAGATAAACGCTCCTCACCCAATTCCATGAGTGTTGTGATAAGCTTTTCATTAAAATCTTCAGTTAAGCGTTTTCCTTTTGTAAACAAAGCACCTTTAACTGAAGTCTGCATCATCATATCCATTAAATAACTCCAGTCCTCGCCTTGCGATAATATCGCTCTGTGTGCATCCTTCGTGATGCTAGATCTCGTGCTGTAAATTCTATTGCCCCATCACCAACTCCAACTGATCTTCCAAATCCTGCTTCCTCTTGAAAGTAAGTAGCCAATGATTCTGCTAAGCAAAGTGATTCAATATCCTGTGGAATTTTATAAGCAGAAATTGCTGTAGCGTCAGCATGAGTAGCAGCCGTTGTTCCGTTTGCTCCACGTTCTATTGTTAAGGTTCTGAATATATGAACAGCCGTATCATTATTATGAGCAGCAAGAATACTTCCATCATACGCACGGATTACTGTTAAATCATTTGTGCTTACAGATTCAACAAACATTCTTTCCGATTCAACAAGCAGAACTTCCCCTGCTACAATCCCATGTGATCCATCAACAGTTACAGTTACTTGTGATTTGGTTGCAGTTAATGCTCCATTTAACAGAATACTGCCCAATGCTGCTGATGTTTTATCTGAAACGAATATTTGCTCAGATTGAATAAGCAATGTATCGCCAACGCCAATTTTGAAGCTGTCAGAGCATACCATTGATGTTGCTGTACTATCACTATCCAATCCACTGGCTACTGTTCCACTTGATTTCGTTTCGGAGTTATAACCCCAACTTCCTGCAATGCTGATACTGCGTTGTGCAGTATCGCCAGATTCCCAAGCAGCAGAACTGGACTGATCAATTTCAATCCGATTATACGGAGGTCCATAGTTGTTCGGTTCAAGGAAATAATCGCTTGAAGCTATCGTTGTTGGGCTTGTATTCTGAGCCTTCGTCTGGAGTGTTGTTACCGACTGCAAATCCTCATCAAGCCAAAGCACCCATGAAGGCATAGGCATTATGCGTGGATAACCATAAGTTTTAGTGGCAGTAATAGGTATAAACCTGCGTCTTGTTGATTGGTCAATATCTCGGCTTGACGACTCAATAATGCGATCTATTTGAGCATTGCTTGCAGTGCCGTTAATATTAGCAGCACGTTTAACACGCTCTCTTGAGGTGTACCAATTCCCCATAACTCCTCCTGCTTTCCAGATTTGTAAAAGGAATAATCTTAAATTTTATTGTGTCCTATAATTCCCCAATGGACAGTTTCTTATACCACTAGGATGAACATCAAGAACTGCTCCGTCAATAGGGCAAGCTGATGGTGGAGTATTCATATCCCTTGTCTGTATGGTTTTATTCTGTTTAATAATTGATTGCAATTGCTCCCAAGCCATTAGACACCTTCCGACCAATACAACTTGATTACGATTCCTGCACTGTTCACATTGTTGTTTGTAATAGTCAATGTCAGAGTATCGGTTTCTGCTACAACAGAATGAGCCCCATTTGATTCCACAATTGCTACTTCTGTATTTGATGTATCTCTATTTGCACCGACACCAAGCAATAAATCTGCACCCACAGAATCGGTAACAGTAATATCATAGTTATCTTGTGGTGCTGTGCTTTGGGGATCAGTAACTATTTGAAGCAATCGCCCTTTAATATTAGCACTGACTGTTGTAGCAGGATATGATCCATCACTACTATCAGCCGTACAGGTAAATGTAACAACCTTCACTGGAGCAACATCACAGGTTAAGGATTCACTGATTGTTCCTGCCATCTTCTACCTCGTTTTCATCTTTTGGTTTTTCTTTGACGGCTTGACGCACAGGTTTTTTGCCTGTGCGTCTTGAGCCATTCATACTTCTATCTTTATTCATCCATTAAACCTAACTGTCAATTGCAGGAAGTATATATCCTGAAGCCGTATTGGTAGCAGTTCCAAGATTGTCAAACTGCCGTACTCCATCTGCATCAATAAGGACCTCACCTGCAGTATCGGCATGACCGATTCGGTTATGGGCAATCAGTCCTGAATTTGCAGTTGTATCGGAATCAATCAGCAGATCGCCTGCTGTATTTAATCGGTAAATGTAGTTGCGTAAAATCTGGCAGCTTGTAACATCTTTTCCAGAAGCAACACCGATAACGGCATTACTATCATTGACCCCAAGTTCGATGAAATTATCATTCATAACAAATAGATCAATATCCTCACGAACTGTAATAAAGTTGACACAAGCCGTATCAACATCAGTAACCACAGAATTTGTAACGGATAATCCATCACAAGCATTAGCGACTGCAGAAGTTCGGATACAGGTTAGGAAGTTTTCTGCTGTTGTATTTTCTTTCCATTCGCATTTATGGAATGTAGCACTCGCAGCACTTACATCAATTGCAACAGTTATGTCTGCATGACCTGCACTGAAAATTATATTTTCAAAATGGACATTCGCTGCACTTACGACAATAGTTACTGATGCTCCTGCATCAAGAAGCAGAGTTGGTCGATCAGTTCCACGACCTAATCCAATAATGCTTACACCTGCAACATCACAGGTTATAGCAGATGCACCTGTTAAGGTTTCGCTATGCCCTGCCATGACGTAGATTATATCGCCTTGTGAAGCTGTGCATTGATTAATTGCTGAGTCGATTGTGGTGAATGGAGCATCTGGGCTATTCCCAAATCCTGCACTCGTTCCACCAGTTGAAGAACCACTATCAACAAAGAAGATGTTTCCAGTGGTTAATGATTCGTTGACAACAGTATAGATTCCTCCATTCTGCTGTCTTACAAATAGTTCCGTTTTAGCCATTTTAGCCTCCTATAGCTTTTCTCGGTTCTAACGATTGTTGCTAGTTTTGAAGGGGCAGTTTTTAACGCTGCCCCCTCAGAGCATTGGGGAAATAAGCATCTACTAGATGTCGGCAGATCATCTAGTGGGATACATTAACTCCTTGGTGTTACATAAACAGTTGCACCACTACTCGCATCACCTGCTAATTCTTTTCTCTTATTTGCAGCAGCATACCGAACAATTGCACCAGATATATTATCGACACCAGTGTTTCCACCTTCTGCAACATATACCCTTATGTGCGTGAATCCGTTGTCGGTATCAAGGTCTTCTGCTCGTATAGATAAATGAACAGTATTTCCGTCAGCATCAACTGGATTATCGGTATCGTAATTTCCACCAGATGCTGAAGTTGTTAAATCTTTTACGCTAGTTCCTGATGAATCCGTTGCCTGTTGAAACTTGCAGGTATCAAGATCATCTCCTGAATCCCATGTACCAATTTCAAGATGAGCGTCTGCACGATCGAAACCTGCCATTGATAGATAAGTTGCCCAGTTTCCAGTCGAGCCTGTATTCGTTCCACCGATATCGGCAGTTTCCAAAATTGTCCAAACTCCGTCTTCTGCTAAACTATAATTTGACATATTTACCTCCCCTTATGCTCTTGCTGCTAATGCAACAAAAGGACTAAGTGTATTTGATCCGTTTCGTGGAGTGATAGCAGTATCAATCCAAGGGCGACCATCTAGCCTTTGAATGAAGCGATAGACTGTCTGATCTGTTGTGAACTTCACATGAGGAGATGCTGCTGCTGTTAAGGCTTGGCGATCCCCTATCATGTAGTAACTTAAATCGGCAAAGTAAACATCACCCTTAGTTCCGAGTGTCTGACATTTTTCGCTGAAGACTATTGGTCTTCCGAACAATGAAGTCGGAGCACCACCAACAGCATTGGCAATAAACACTGGACTTCCACCTGTTCCTACACTCAAACTCATTTGAGCAATCTGTGGGAATGTATCTGGATGCATAATCCAGACGGCTCTGCTAATGGATGTTGGCAACATTCTGCTATACATCTTCAAAACATTCTGGTAAGAAAGTGTTGTTGCTGCTTGTCCTGTTTCTTTTGCAACTGTTACAAGAGCATCAGCATTAAGGATTCCTAGAGGTTCACCTGCTCCATCACCATTTATAAAAGCATCATCTTCAAAGTATGCAAGGGCTGCTCCGAATTGTGCCTGCAATAATGCTTCAAGAGCGATTGCACTATCAGCCAATAATTCATTACTGACAACAGTATAACCAACAAGCTTCTTGGCAGTTAACTGGAGTTGTGCAAATGTTGGTTCTGATTCAGTAGCAGTTGCAGCTTCACTATCCCAATATCCACGAACACCACCAAATACAGTTGCTGCATGACTGGCATCACGAATATATGGAACTCGTACTGTGTTGCTTGCCATTGGGATTCTTGTTGCCCTTGGTCGGATTATTGACTGCTCAAGAGCAAGACTTAAAAGTGTATTTCTAAATTCTTCAGGAACAAGAAATCCACCTTGATCGCCTTCAGCTTCATTTAAAGCCTTTAATCGTGCGTCATAAACACCACGATTTGTAGCGTGTAATGCACCGAAAAATTCACCTGCTGACTTCCATCCTTCTGAACTGGAATCATCCTCAACTGGAAAAATATTGCGTTGCATTTGAGCATTTTTCTCGTTTCCTTGTGATATCTCAAGAGCCTTTGCCTTAATGTAATCGTCAAAACGAGAAGGATCATTCTCCAATTCTTCTATCTGTGCTTGCGTTGTTATATCAGCCATTTTAAGCCTCCTGTCGCAATGCGTGTTCAATAATACTGTCAACATGAGCAAGTAAAGCTTCTGCACCTACAGTTTCTTCTTCTTCTTCAGATGCTTCTTCTTCACCACCATCATCATCAGAATCTTCGGATTCTTCTTCTGATTCTTCTTCGTCATCATCACCTTGCATTTTTAAAGGTGTTGGTTCTAAAACCTCTATCATGTAACCCTCCTTAAACTGGTTCATAATTATCTCTGCTAATAAAGGACCCAACTTTTCAGCTATACGAGCAATCCATTCGTCTGAAATAACTTCTTCATGTCGCATATCGCCAAGTTCTTCCTCTATGATTTCTTTTACAATAGGATGGGCTGCAATACTTTTAATTTGTTGTAAAGCATCAGGATTGCTTGGGATCGTTACATGGCTGACCTCTAGCAATTCCTGTTTATTAAATTCCCATCCAGAAAATCCACGAGTGCTTCCTGCTATTTCCTTTGCTTCAGACATATCAGGAATGAAGCCAACGGAATATGCTGCTCTGCCCTTCATAGCAAGATTGAAACCCCAGTCGGCTTCTGAATTTCCTTGTCCTATGTAGTATTTTGCAACGCCTTCCAGTTGATTTCCGTTAACTGAAATTTCTTCCCATTCACCAATAATGCTGTCAAGCCTTCCGTAGTTATGAGATGAAACAAGAACTGGATGTTCTTTAAATCGGTCAAGTTCCCAACCAGAAGCACGAATAATATCGCCATCCCGATCTCGTGTTTCTGTGGAAACTATGGCATGGATACGACCATTTTCAGCATCAAGGATTTTCATTTCTGGTCGGACATACTTGGACTGCATAAGAGGAGCAGTTCGTTTTGGATATTTTGGACCTAATTTATTTTCCATTT